GGCGTACAAGGTCAAGTGCAATCTCTGCGGCGTCTGTCTGGCGGTACTCATTGGTTACCAGGCGGTCTTTTAGCATGTTAAGGTAGCCAGTTACACGCACCTCAATGTCAGCCTCTTGGTCGATCTTGATAGTGGTAGACGTAACTTGGCCGCCTACGATATAAACGCCGTTACGTTTTACCCGCACGTCTGTCTGTAACGGGTAAAGCAATGACTGTGGAGGCGTACCAATGCCGGCACAGTACCGCTCAAACTCGTGTAGGTCTACCATAAACTCGATAGTGTCAGCTTCGTTGCGCTCGGTAGAGTAGCGCCGGTTTTTACAGAGGTGGGTAATGTCTGCGAGCTTCTGGCCGTTCTTGTGCCATAGCTCAAATGCATACTCGCTGCTGTGTTTAAAGTCCATGCTATACCCCCATAAAGCCGTTACGCCACTCAACTGTAGCTACTACTGTGTCAGCACCGCTTGCGCTCTCCAACCTAAATACATTATCGCCAGGCTGCAAGCTAAAGAACGTACTTTGGTCACTCAGCTTGTCAAAGATATTACCGCCGTTCAATAGGACGCTACGGGTACGGGTGTCAATGACAACCTCGCTACCTTCAGGCGCGCTAAAGCCAGACAACTGCACAAGCTTGCCTGTAGTCACATTGATCAATGTTGGGTCAGTCATACTGCCCTTAAACTTAATCACAGGCTTAACTGCGGTGTTACCGTTGTTACGCGCTGTTACCTCGCCGCTACCAGATTGCCAGCTAACAGGTAGTACGTATGGGAACACGTAACCACCGCCACGCTGCTTGCCAACCTGTACAGATAGTGCTGTACCGTCTGTGTTGTCGTAGATAACAGGATCAGGACACAGAAACTCAAAACGAAAGTCGGAACTGTTGATTAACCGGTCAAAGTCCATCTCGGAATCTGTCAGGTGGCCATTTACCAAGTATGAGTTACCAGCGTTAGTGATCAGCTCAATAGCGATTGATCTTTGCCGAACAGCTGCCATAATCTCTTTTCGCTTCTCTTCTAGCTCCGCTTCATCCTCGCCGAATATACGGCCCTGGATAGATATTTTGCGCATACCATAGAACTGTGAGGCGACGTAGCCGCCGTCTCTCTCAGTCAAGACGGCGCTACTCGTACGAATCTCGGGAATAGCAAAACCCTTTACTGTGTCTAGGTAAAATCTACTCTCCCGATCGTTTATTACAAAGTTGTTTAGTTTAATGATCATCCTCTTGCTAACCTCCAACCGATCTGCTCGATTACATTGTGCGCATCAACGTCGTTGTGTACTTCCATGTGTTGTATTGTAACACCGCCGCCACCGCCTCGGCTATTCCGGAAGGCGTTCGCGGTCTGCGTAGCAGTGTACACGTCAGCGCCCTTTGGTAGGTTAACCAGCTCAGGGCCGCGCTCTCCAACCAGTGTGACACCACCAGCGTAGTTCTTAGCACCAAAGGCGAGGCGAGGCAAACCAACGTGAGGAATACCAGGAATGTGTACGCCAGGTATTTTGTTGATGATACCAGCCGCACCGTTGATCATGCTGATAAAGCTGTTAAGGCCGTTCTGTACCATGCCGATGATGCCGTTGACGACGCCACGGATAGTACCACCGATCATGTTACCAGCTACAGTACCGATCGGCCGGAAAAAGCTCGCAATAGCGTTGTACACGCCGCTAGCTACACCGATGATGCTGTTTAACGCACCAGATGCCGCATTAGCCGCCCAGCCGAACACAGCGCCAAAGAAATTACCGACACCAGAGAAGATGCCACGGATCTGTGCCCAGACACCGCCGAAAAAGCCAGCGATAGGCGACCACACGGCCATAACTACTGATGAGGCTACTTGGAAAACGGTTTGTATAAAGCTCGTCACAGCCTGGAAACCAGCAGAGATGCCGCCCCACAAAGCGTTTAACACAGCCATAATCTGGTCTTTAAACGTGATCACAAGCCCGATAAGCAGCGAGAACGGCCAGAACATGATGGCCAGGATGGTCGGGCCCCAGTTTTGCAAGAAAGCAGTCACGTTGTTAAAGGCCGTAGTAATAGCCTGCCATACGTTGCTCAAGGCCTGGCCAATACCGGTAAAGATGCCAGCAAACCACTCAACCATGCCATTCCAGGCGTTTTTGATCCACTCGACAGCGTTGCTAAAGATGTGAAAGCGGTTTTCAAGGTCGATCAAGAACGGAATCAACGCTGCTATCACTGTTATGATCAAGCCAATTGGGTTGGTGCGCAGTACGGTGCTCAACGCCGCGATAACACTGCCGGCCTCCTTTACTTTCACAAAAAGCTGCCCAAACCAGCCTACAACATGGGCTATTTTAAGCGCCACAAAGCCAGCTGCAACCATCTTGAGCACTGGTAATAGCGCGATAAGGACATTGCCGAACGCTTCAATAACACCAGAATCAGCAAGCTGCTTGATTATCTTTGTAAGCTCAGGCAATAGCTTTTGCCCAAAGTCTGTAGCTACAGTCTCTATTGTGCTCTTTAGGTTGTCCAGCGCGCCGTTAAAGCCGCTATTTTGTGCCTTTGCCAAGTCCATGGCAGCACCAGAATGGCCCACAGCCTTCGACATGTCATCGTATGACTTACCGGCCGAATCAGCAAGGAAGGCGGCCGCACGGAAGGCGTCAGTACCGAATATAGTGGCAAGCGCTTGCTGCTTCTGCTCTTCAGATAGCCCTTTAAGCCCGTTTTGGAGGTTTTGGGCGAGCTGTCGCATACCAACGAACTTACCGCTAGCGTCGTAAGCGTTAATGCCCAACTGATGCATAAGCTCAGAGGCCTTTTTACTTGGGTTAGCCAAGCTAATGAGCATCGTCTTAAGTGACGTACCAGCGTCAGAACCTTGCATACCGCGGTTGGCAAACAAACCAAGCGTGGTCACTGTATCCTCTAATGACACGCCGAACTGGCTAGCTACAGCAGCAGACTGCTGGAGGCCTAGAGAGAGGCCACGAATATCTGTAGCGGAGGCGTTAGCACCGTTAGCAAGCACGTCAGCAACCTTGCCGGCGTCGCTTCCTTTCAATTTGAAAGCGTTCAATGCTTGGGCTGCGATAGTAGCAGCGTCTGCCACGTCAATCTGGCCTGCTTTAGCAAGCGACATAACGCCCTTTGATGCGGCTAGCGTATCATTCACCGACAAACCGGCCTTTGATAGCTCTGTCATGGCGTTTGCGGCGTCTCTAGCACTTACACCAGGCAAAGATGCATCTTGGCCCAACTCACGTGCTTTAGCGGCCACCATGGCCATCTGCTGCGCTGTAGCACCAGACACTGATTTGAATATGTTCAAGCCTTGCTCGTAGTCACCAGCCATCTTCACAGAGGCTACACCGGCAGCTAATGCGCCAGCGCCCACAAGCTTCATAGCCGAACCGACTGGCTCTAGGTGCTTTTTAAGCTTCCCAGAGGCGGCACTAACCCTGTCCATCTCTTGGGTGGCTTGGTCTCGTGCCTTGATAATGATCTGTATAGTATTAGCCATGGTTGTTTACGCTATTCTGGCGCATTGCCTTTTTATTCTCGTACTCGCTCCGCTTGTCTTCAAGATAGAATATCTTCATCATGTAATTCACCTCTGCGACCGGCTCGTCGTCCATCTCTTGGGCTGTTAGCCCAAACTCTTTACGATAACGCCGGCGAGTTAGCAAGTCCAATGTGGCTGCTTCCTTCGCCGGCCTATCGTAGTAAATGACGCGCTCCAAGTCGCTAACTATTTTGGGTCAGTAGCACCAACCGCCGCAACAATCACTTGCGATGCTGCGGACACTGGCAAATCGTCCAGGTCGTCAGCTTCTGCGTCTACTAGTTCACCGTTAAAGACGATCTTGCCACCCACAAAACCCTTTTTAACCATAGGCAGCAACTGTGCTGTCTGGTCGTCTGTTAGCTCGCCGTCTGCGCTAGCTTCGCCCTGGAAGTTGCGTAGCTCTGGCAGCTGCTTCATGGTAAGTGGCGCAATCTCAATGTAAGCATCCTTCCATAGCTTGCCGTACTTGTCGGCTAGCATGGCTAGGCTTACTTTGGTTGCAAATTGTTGTGATAAACGGCCCATATTGGTTGGTGTCCTTTCCTATTTGATTTATTAGTAACTTGCGGTGCTGTTCACCAGCTCTGCCTCAATCTGCGTGCCGTTAGCAGCAGAGAACAGGCCTTGCACGGTAAACTTCTCCATAACAACGTCATCAAGCCCTTGGTCACGCTCCCACTCAGAGATAACGACAGCAGGCAAGGTAAACTTAAGCGAAGGGTTTTCGTCCTTGGCTGTACCGATTTTGTCATCGGTGTTCACCATTGAAAGCTCGAGGGCGTACTTGGTGTTCTTCAGCGATGCGTCTTTAAGCGTGTTGTCACTGTAGCGGCGCTCACACTCAAAACTCACGTCAAATGCCTTGTTGTGAATCTCAGCAGGAGTGACACTACCAGCCTCATAGTAAGCCTCAGTGTTGCGCTCAATCTTCACCTTTGCGCTCTTAATAGATACACGTGGTGCGGCTGCAAGGCCGGCTTTGTTGGCGGCCATCTTCAGCTGGCAGTACTTGCTGGTAAATTCAGCCTCAGACTCCACAAACGTGACGGTGCTTGTAGTAGGTACGCCCTGGCGACCGATAAAGTCAGCGGTGTACTTCACATATTCACCGGTAACAATGTCAATCTCAAGGCTCTTAAGGCACGACAGCTCGTACTTAAGGTCGGCAGCTGGTGACTTTTCAAAGATAGTCAAGCTTGGCGACAGGTTGCTATTAAGGCGGGTAAAGTTATGCTTAAACGTACCAGCCTTTGCGCCGGCAGCGCTCGTAACCTGCCCAAGGGCAGCAAGCAGAATAAGCCCAAAGCTTTCTACCTGGATCTTGCCCTCAATCTTGCCCTCGCTCCAAATCTGCGTGACGATGGCGTCGTTGTTTAGGTCAATCACGCCCATGGCGCTGTTGTTAAGTGCACTCTCGTGCTTGTCTTGTAGGTCAGCGCTCAAGTGTGGAATCCAGTGAGCTGCGGTAGTGGCTGCTGTGCCACGCGTAGTCTCTTTGGCGATCCCATAGCTAATACGCCGACCGATAAAGTCGATATTTGCCATTAGTTGGCCTCCGTGTTACTGTTATCATCTGATGTATCAGGCTCAGCCTCTACTGGCTCAGCTTCATCAAACGTTTCTTTGATCATATTATCGAACCTCAAAGCCGCCTCTTGTGCCGACGTGGCCTCAACGGTCTTGCCGGTCTCGGGGTTAAAGTAGGTACGTTTTGGTGATTGGTTATTGTTCATGTTCATACTCCTACCTGATTATAAACAATTTACTAGTTACCTGTGTAGTGGTCGTAGCGCACTATAACATTGATAGTAGCCACCAAAGCCATCACTGGCTCTGTTGCCACACTCCAGCCAGCAGACGTTGGCACAACGCCTAGTACACGGTCTTTACCGCGGTGTCGTAGCCCGTCTAGGTCTACCGTGTCGTCTATTGCGTCACGAATAAGCCCAGACAGTGTGCGCATGTTCTTAAAGTCCTCTGCGCGCTGGCTCTCGTCATCGTTCATAGGAATGATGGCAATGACGTTGAACCCTTCACGCCGATGCACTTCAGTGTTTTGCCCAAGCTCGGCCGGTGCGTCGTCTGGCACGATCATCACAGCAGGATAGCCCTGGTACTTATTCACTCCGTCGTCGTAGTCCACAACCTCTGCAAACACAGGGTTGCCGTCTTCGTCGCGGATGGCCTTCACCACCTCTACTAGTTTGTTACTGATCTTATTTTGCATGTTACGCCTCCAACTTACTTATTACGTTTGCTATAGCCCGTGCTGCGTACTCTTGTATCTGTGGCTCTGTCTCTTTGTATGTCTTCTCAATGAATGGCTGCGGCTGCGTACCCTTACGAGCAATCGAGCGGGCTACAACGAAAGGCGACACATTACCAAGCTTGGCCCGCACCCACCGTTGAAAGTCTTCGTTTTTCCACGGTGGTATACGACTGCCTGGCTTGCGGCCCTTCTCGATCACCGGTGCGTACTTGCTCAGCGGCGTAATCTTTGCCTCTCCGTTGCCAACCGTACGCTGGATATTGCCCGCCAGACGCTGTGTAACACCCACAGGGGCGTTTTTACGCATGGATCGCTGCACTATTACCGAACCATTAGCCAAGATGCGCTGGACAGCTCCAGAGGCCTCTCCGCGCCATCTACGGCCAAGCTGTGGTACGTTACCGGTATCAACCTTGATGTAGGTAGACATTACGCGGCAAGCTCCAGCACATAATGTGAATGAGTCACATTGTCAAAGTTTTCATACGGGTTAAGCGCTTTGACGGCGTAGTTGCGCCCAGACTGATCAGTCACAGTGTCATTTACCTTGATCTGGTCAGTGTTAGCGTACATATCAAACGCTTTATAGGCGCTGATATTGTACGCCACGCTGTTCTCACGGCTCATAGGCAAGATAGTGCACGGCACGCCACTCATAACGGCTTGTGTCTTCTGCACCATCCCCTGCGTCTTCACAAGGCGCTTGACGGTCACGGTATGACGTAGCATATTGGCACTAATCATACCAAGAACCTCACAAACGGCGCTAATAGCGTCTGCTCTTTCTTTGATACGCTGTAGGTCTTCTGGTAGTTACCCACACGCTCAGATGTGACTGTAGTGCCACCGCTGCTAATCTCCTGCATCATACCACGCACCATAAGGATAGCGGCCATCTTAACGGCTGCTGGCACGTCTACGAGGCCATACGTGTAAGTAATGTGGAGTTGGTCGTAGTCTGTGCGCTCGTATTGGTCTTTGTAGCCTGTTGTAGACAGTGTGACGCGGCCGGTCTTGCTGTCTATGCTGTAGCCGTGTACGTCAGTTAAATCAGCGTCTGTGGTCTCGTCGGTAATCCTACCTTGCTTGATCTGCGACACCTCTTTGATGTACACGTTGTCCAGGAATACCACAGGCCTGTAGTCTTGTATCTCTGTTTCTGTTTTCAATGACCCGAACCACACACCTGTAATGTCATACAGCCACTGTGGCAGCATGTCGATGTACAGCTGTAGCTCAGCATCTTTGTCGTTGCCGGTGATACCCAGCTGTTTCTTTATCTCTTCTAGTGTAACTATTGCCATAGCTTTATTATCTCCTATAAACAGAAAAGGGGACAGCCTCCAGGCCATCCCCTTCGCAAGTCACAGCCTGTTGGCTATTTCTTGTCCTTACCAGCACCCTCAGCAGGTGGCTGCTCGTCTTTACCAGCGGCTTCAGCTTCAGCCTTTGCCTTCTCCTCTGCTTCCATCTCAGTGAGTACCTTCTCGTATGGAAACTCTGGCTCATCCTCGAACACGGACAGTTCCCACTCACGAGCGGCGTACTGGTCGCCTGCCTTGTAGCGGGCAATCAGCGCGTCCTTTTCAACTTGCCACTCGGCTTTGTGCTCAGCAATGCGAGCAGCCTGCTCTCGGGCTTCCTCTTGCTCGTGAGTCTCAACGATCTTGTACCGTGGCTCGCCGTCAAAGTAAACCTTTGTCAGCATGTCCAGGTAGTCGAGCTTTTTTTGGGTTACGTGGTACAGGTGATCCCCTGGAACGTAAACGTCCAAACATTCAGTAAATACGATGTGTGCCATTTAGTGTGTCCTTTCTTTTAATTAAGCACCATTCACGCTTGCCATGACGAACCCGTCAGTGATCAGCGGGCTTGCGCCTGTTCGCTTCATCACGCGGAGACTGTTGCGGCCACTTTCAAAGTCGCCGTTAGCATAACCAAAGTCAATGCGCACACCGGCAACGTCAGTGATCCAGAAACAGTTTTTGTTCACAAGCCACAGCTCGTCAAAGTTCATAGCAGTTGAATCAACCTCTACGAACGGCAGGCCAAGCAGCTTGTCGTATGGGAGGCCGTCCCGAACGTCTTGGGTGTAGATGTAGCGGCCCGTGGTGTCCTTGACAGTGTCAAGCTGCGTAACCAAGTTAGTGTTACCAACCCAGAAAGCGTTGCGGCGGTAGCTGATAGGCATAGCGCGGTAAGCTTTCTTTACAGCGTCGTAGTTAAGCGCTGCAACGTTAGCACCAAAGTTGATCTTCTGGCCTGCTGGCAAAGCGCTCTTGCGGGTACGAATACCGCGTGGCTTGCTCGTGCCGTCACCAGCCAAGAAAGCAATGTTCTCTTGGTAGGCAATCTCTTCAGCAAGTTGCTTGGTCAAAAGCTGCTCAACAACACTAAATGCGGCTGCGTCCTGCTGAAACTCTTCAGTAAGAGGCACAATACCGGTAAGCTTTTTAGCGACAATGTCGAACCCAGAGAAGGTTGCTTTTGTCTTATTGTAGTTGGCCTCTTCAGCTGTCCAAGCTACTTGTGGCCGGCTAACTTGGCCAGGCACACGGAGGTTGGCAGGTGCGTTGCTAATAACGGTAGCAAACTGCCGAATAGGCGCAACGTCCACCATCTTCTCGACGATAGCCTTCTCAATGACAGTAGGCACGAGGTAACCACCGTCAGCCTGTGTGGTGACGTTCTGGCTGTCTGCACGGTAACCCATGCGGCGAACCTCAACGTCAATGTCGGCGTACTCGCGAGCAACTTCGCTGTCGATGCGGCGTAGTTCCTGTGTGTTACCAGTACGAACAGCGTTAAACCATGCACGGGTCTGTGCGCGGCCTCGGTCGCTCTCGCTCATTTCTTTGTTGTGCTCGGTCATCTTGGCGTGTCGGGCAGCACGTGCCTCAGCCTGCTTGCGAGCCTCTGCTTGGCGCTTCTCAATCTCTTCCGCCAATTGTTCCTTTGTGTAAGGCATATTTACTTTTATTCCTTTGTTATCGTTACTTTAATAACCTAATGACTCATCACCATCGCTCTCGGCCAATTCCTTTTCAAACTCTGCAATGATGCGCTCGGCCTCTTCATCGCTGATCGTCTCGGTTTCGTCTACCTCTGTGCTGGCGTCCTCATTGGCCGCTTTATCTTCGGTAGCTTCTGCCGGGGCTTTCGGCTCAGCTTCAGCTGGCGTATCCTCTTCGGTTTTGGCTTCTGCTTTTGGTGCAACTTCGGTGGCTAGCTTTTCTTGTAAAGCAGCTAGCTGCTCTTGCAATGGTTTCATAGCTTCTGCTATTACCGCTTGTAGTTCCTCTTTGTTCATACGTGCCCCTTTTGGTTTAGCTGTTGTATTGTCGAGGGCTGCTTCAAGCTTGCGTGCTTCGCTAAAGTAGCGTTTCATCAAGCCCCTTGCCTCCTCTTCAGATATACTACCATCATTAAGCGCACGAGTGGTAGCCCCTGTGTTAGACGGAATACCAACCAGGCTAATCTCAAAGAGTTGGTTTTGGAGATACTCCAGCCCTTCGTTTACCAGGTTTTCAAACCCGACACTCCAGGTGCGTAGGAATCCACGCGACACTTTACCCCACGCCCAGTTACCGCCATACTCGCTCATGTCGTCTACGTCGAACTGCACAATAGCATCGTGTGCCCGCTCGTCAGGCACTGGAATAATCTCCAGGACACGGCCGATATTGCTTGCTGCGTCGCTGTAGTGATCCAGCTGCACAGTTGGGTTGTCCATGTAGCGCTTAAAGTCCCAGCCGTCAAACTTCAGGCTAGTACCGTAGCTATCTACAGACTCATCAGTAAACCGGATACGCACGGTGTGGTTATCTTCATCTACTGATTGCGGTACGCTGTTACGTAAAATAATGTTCATGGTTTATCTCCTAGCTTTATTCTATTACTGGTCAACTATTACTGGCAAGAGTACACAACGACAGTTAGGGTGGCTTGGTGGGCCTACCATAGGCTCGTAGTCTACCTTAAGCGTGTGCGTCACTGGCTTGCCTGCTTTGCTGGTTGTGGTCACCTCTAGCCTGTCGCCTAGCTCCACAAATGGTTTGTTTAGCTCCACGATCTTGCCATTAAGGCTTTGGCAGAACGGGCAGGCGTCACCTAGCTTGGTGTGCCATTCTTTGCCGGTCACAATGTCTGAATCGTCCCAGCCGTAAATGTCAGCCTGGCTGGCTGCTCGTACGCTCTCCGTGCGTGCAATGCGGTCTGCCCGCTTGCTGCTCATGTCGCCAAAGATATTCTCAACACGGGCCCGTAGTTCGTTACGGCTCTCCCCCTTATCGATCCCCTCGGCTAACGTCAGCAGTATTTGCTTCTGGCTCTCGTCGTTAATGTCTACAGCGATCTTGCGTGCGCGCTGCTTCACAAACTCAGAGACAGCCGGCACGTCTTTAGGCGGCTTAAAGTTAGGTAGCTGCGCCCAGGCGTCCTTGATCTGCTCTTTCATCAGCTTGGTATATAGCGGCATGAGTGCATCTTGTAGATTAATATCCCACTGGTCATCACTCATAATGAGCGCTAGCTGCTTGTAGATAGGGTCAATGTCACGCTTTGCTAAGCTGCGGTTGCCGTCCTCTACTTCGTTTAGCTCTTCAATGACAGCCTTACGCTGCGCCTCAAAGTGCTTGCGGGCGGCCTTCCTAAAGCTTGCCTCGTACTTATCGAGCCGTGGCTGCATGTCTGCCACCCGCTTTTCGCCTTGCTGGAATCTATCAGCGGCTCGCTTCTCTACCCTCTTTTTTTTTTGATCTGCTGCGCGCTTAAGCATGACAGCTAGCTCTCGCCTGGCCCGTTTCTTGGCCTCGTCTGCTAGTTTCTTGTCGTCTTGCTCTTTGTTGCCCTGCTCTTTGTCCTCGTCGCTATCTGCGGCTTCAGGCTCTTTGTCTTCAGTCTTTGGCGCTGGCTCGCTCTCTTCGCTCTTGCCAATCTCTACACGACCAGATGGGCGATACAGCACGTCACCACCTTCGATAGGCGGCAGGTCTAATGTCTTACGCACTTCATTAACCGTCATCCAGTTATTAATGGCAGCTGTGTTGGCGCTCGCTTCTACGCTCGAGTCGCTCGGTATAAAGTCTACAAAAGTAAGCTCGAGGCTTGGATCGAACGGATCAATCACGTACTTATTAATAAAGTTACAGAAGGCACGGACACGTGGCAGCAATGTGTACTTAGCAAAGTGATACTCTGCCGCTTCCATGTTAGCCCTGTTAGCCGACGTGATCATACCAAGCAGCGCTGGAGACACACGAAACATTGCCAGAATCTCGTCACGGCTCAATTTGCGGCCTTCTAGAAAGTCCATATCCCGTTGGGTCAAAACGAATTGTTTAGCAGACGCGCCCCCACCAAGGATCATTGGTACATAAGCGTTTTGCCCACCACTGTAAAACTCGATAAGCTGCTGTTTTAGCCGCCTAAATGCCACGTCTGTCATCTGCTTTTCAGACTCGATGATCATACTAGGCCGTGCGCTGTTAGCAAAAAAGCGCTGGTTGTAGTCTACAGCCTTATCGTCAGTGTCTACTGCACCAGCTGCTGCTTGAATAACCGACATACCATTGCGTGGGTTAGCCGGGTTTGGCCGGTAGTCACGGTAAAATTGGCGCTCTCTGTCTGTGTTCATCCAGTAATAGTCGCCATAGCGCATAATCTCGTCGCCGGTGTCTTTGTTGATCTTGTACTCTACTAGGTGAGCAGGTAACACAGTAAGCGCTGCTGGTAAGCCTCGCATCTCTGTGTTCTCGCCCGTAGGCACAATGTAGCTCTCGCCGTTGATATTCAGGTAGCTAGCGTGGAGATATAGCATCTGCATACCGTGCTGGCTATCTGTTGGGCTCTGTAGCAAAGAAAGTATAGGGTGCTCGGTAATCGTGTTACGGTTACCGTTCCTATCTGTCTTCACCAATTGAAACTCAATACCACTGAAAGCTTCAGCGATAAAGTCGTTAGCAGCAAAAACCCAGCCTTTGTTGGCTGTGACTTGGCTTGCCTTGTCTTTGTACTCTTTTATTTTGCCACCTTGGAATGATGGCATACCAGCGTTGTATGAATATACTCCGCCGTCATCGCTCAGGTAGTTGGCGCGTGATTCCGCCGGCTTCTCTTGCCGGTTTAGTACTGCGTCGTACACCCTCTGCAATAATCCTTTGTTATTGGTCATTAGCTTATCATCCTATTATTGTTAATAGCGAATCCAAATATCGCCCTCATCCTCATTAGATATACCCATACAGATACTCCAGAATGAGTCACCATGTCCCTCTGGCGACTCGAGCGCTTGCAATGCGTTGTCTACCATGAGGAGTTGGCTCGTCTGCCTTTGCTCATTGATCAGGTTGATACGGTTGTTGGTTATGAGCATGTCTAGGTTGGCGGCCATCTTGGTTTGGTTTTTGGCGTTTAATGTTACCGGCTCCATAACAGGGTTTAGTAATCCCTGCTCAGCAAATCCCTCAAATTCAGCCCTAGTATTATCATAGTACAGTTTAGAGACATTGAATAGTTCGCATATCTGGTTTAGCTCTTTATATTGTTTCTCGTATTGCCAGCCGTCCATCCAGAATGAGTATATTTGGCGGTAGCTTATAATCTCGTCGCCGTCTTCTGTCTCGCTGTACTTTTTGATGAATAGCGCTAGGTGGCTTGGGTGGCGTTTCTTGCCAATGTCAAAGCCGCCTACAACGACAGCGTCAGCTAGTACTTTACTCCAATCCTTTTTCTTCCAGCACAGCTCGGTACTCACGCTCTCTAGGGCCTCACGATTGATATAGCTGTCCTCATTGTAGACAGGCTGCGCCATGTACTCCTGGTTGAATGTCTTGTCGCCCTGTGCGGCCCTAATCTTCATAAGGTCATCGAACGTATAAAAGTCAGGCCATAGTACCTTCTCTGCCTTCCAGTCTAGGATGGCCGGCGTAAACCATTGGGCAAATAGCGTGCTTAGTCCTTTATCAAAGAAAAAGTCATCGTTTGTCTGCGGCGTACCGACAACATAACACTCACCACCTTTATTAACCATAGGCAGTAGCTCAGTAGAGACGATGCGGTTGATCTTACGAATAACGGTAGGCTTCAGCTTATTCTCGGGGTCTTTTAGTGGGTCGTCTACATAGATAAGGTTGGCGTGGATACCACGCTTAAAGGCGAGAAGGCCGGCTGGCTTTACGAGAAACTTCGGCGCTTTGTCGAGCGTCTGGTTTGGGCCTACCTTTGCAAAGCCAAGCACGGAGTCTGTTTGGCTCTTGTAGTTGGTTAGCTCTGAATAAAATGGGTTGATAGCTACGAGGCTACGTACCTTCGATAAGTGATAGGCTGCCAGCTCGCTATTATAGCTAAAGTACCAACCCTCTACCGGACTGCGTCGCTTCTCTCTCTTAAAGCGCAATAAGTGCCACATGAGACGGGCGTACAGGCGTGTGCTCTTAAAGTGGCCACGTCCTGTGATATACATAGCGTATGGGTGCTTGTCCATGTGAGCACATACGTCAGCAACGTACTGCCCACTCACAAACTCATCTTGGAATGAGAGGGCGAAAACATGGTTTACAAAATAGTTAAAGTCATCAACTGCCCTGCGCTCTATCAGCTCCATCGCTGCTGCTGCTTTCAGTTCCAGCAACTCCCTGGATGATTCTTGTAAGCTCGTCATCGCTCATGCCCTTTATCGCACCAGATATTTTAACTGTTGTCTCCGACTTGGTCGGTGCTTCAGCTCCTACAAGCTGTGCGGCTTGCTTTAGTGCTGCTAGTGCGTTTGCCCTTTCTCCGTTCTTCATAGCCTCGTAATAGACGTGGTTTATCTTCTCAAGCTGCGTCTCCACAAAGTCTGGCATTTGATCCTCGTATGAGGCTTTAATGCGCTTTTTGGCTGCTGCAATGTACTTTTGGGCTTGGCGCTCGCCAATTCCCCATTGCTGCTTGATTGTCTGCTTAATGATTGATGTACGTGCACCATTTAGGATCTGCGTTAGTACCATCTCCAAACGCATATCTGTAATCTCGCCACTGCTAATGTCGTTGTTTGTTATATCTAGACGCTTAACCGGCGGCACTTTCGTCTCAGTGTCGCTTTTTGCATCTAGGCCGCGTTTTTTCGTCTTTGCCATGGCTACATTATACACCAAAAGAAAGAGACGCAACAATTGCTGCGTCTCACCATAAAGGAGGAATCTGGCAGCTGCGCCCACACACAGCTACCAAATATTCTACACCTTGTGCCAATCTTTGCCAAGTACCCCTTTTGTACAGTCAAATACTTCATCTGCGATATACCCGCCAAGCTTATTGTCTTTGCGGTACACAATGTAGTTGTAACGTCGTGCAACCGCCTTTTGCTTTAAGCCCTCGAGCGTACCGTAGCTAAACACCTCACCGTTACTCAGCCGGCGCGCTACCCACACGCCAGCTGGTATACCGATGCCTTTTGACTCCTCATCACGGTACTTAATCTCTACTGTTTCGTATTCCATGTTTGTTTTGCCTGTTTGTTAAAATGGAATGTCTGCGAGATTAATGTCGGATACCGGTGCTGGCTCGTCGTAGTTAGCCTGTGGCGCTGTTTGTGTGCTGCTGCCATCGCTATTATTCTTACCACCGATGAAAGCAAACTCATCTACCACCACATCGATCCTACTACGGTTGTTGCCGTCCTTATCTTGCCAGCGGCTTTGATTAAGCCGGCCAGAGACAAGCAGCGCGTCACCTTTGTGGAGGTACTGCGCAATTGTCTCACCGCCTTTATTCCAAGCTGTACAGTCAATGTACGCAACATCATCGTTTCGACCGTTCACTGCGAGCGTAAAGCTGGTTACGCTGTGCCCACTGTTTGTTTGTTTCGTTTCAGGATCACGGACTAGATTGCCCATTACCACTGCTTTGCTAAATCCTTTTGCCATGTTGGTATTCCTTTCTATTCTACGGCTACTTTTGTTTTCTTAATCGCTGCTATTGGCGGCAGCATACTGATGATTTTGTCGGCTACTTCCTCTTCAAGCTTGGCATTTTGTGCTCTGTCGCTTATCAAGCGGTGTAGCGGCAAACTCCATAAGCATGTTGAATAGGCGCTTGCGCTTCTTGGTTTGTAGCGTCTTAAACCAATCAGTGTCGGTATCGACTGCAAACCCGCAAGTCTTACTTACGTATGCATATCGATGATATTTAGAATCATCTACGTAGTAATAGTGCTCATCGCCGGTATAAAGTTTAAGCCCCATACTGGCTAGTTGCTGCTCAAGTTCGCTGATCGTCATCGCTCTACCTTCTCAAGCTCGAATTTCTTACCAGTAACCTTGCTAACACGCTCCGCGATTATCTCAGCCGTCGCCTTTGGATGAGCCAACACTTCGTAAATATCGTCATCAAGTATTATCTTTTTGCCGTCAGCGCCATAATCTGCAACGTAAAGCTTGCGGCCTACAAACTCGCTCTCCTCACACATAGTATATACTCGGTAGTCATTGTCTTCTCGCTCGCTTATCTGCGTACTAGCAAACTCAAAGACTACCGCCAGTAATGCTGTGCCATCTTTGTCGTTAAGGTTACTAATTGGCGAATGGTATGTATCAATAGTGCGCTCATACCTTCTAGAAATTTTCGCAAAGGTATCATTGCCGCGCACTACATAATACGAACTTACTCCGTACTCTACGTCATACCCTAGGTTTTTTAGTGCCTCTTTAAACTCATTTACTGTCATAGATTACCTGCCTTGATTTTGTAGTTAGTTTTGACTGTTTCGAGGTGCTGCGCGATCTTCTCGGCAAACTCCATGGCCTGTAGGTCTGTAAGGCCTTCCACTTTAAACTGGATTGCGTCGATAGCGGCCATGATCTTCTCTTTGTCCGGCGCTGCTGCTGCCTTGCGAGCTTCCTCGGCTGCTTTGGCTTCTGCCTCTGCCTTGGCACGCTCTTCTGCTTCCTTCTCGGCACGGAGTCGTGCGGCTTCTGCCTCAGCCTCTGCCTGTTTGCGCCGTGCCTCTGCCGCTTCAGCTTCGGCCTTGGCTGCGCGCTCAGCTTCTGCCTTGCGCTTGGCCTCCT